TTGTAGATATGTAAGCCTAATGATTGGACGTGAACCCATCTCTGGGGAGGGATTAGGGATGGGCGCAAGTCCTTTACCATTAAGCAATAAATATGAAATTAGTATCTAAGAGTTGGCGTGCCTTACTGAAGGCTGGTGCAGTGACAGGGAAAGTCGGTGTGCTAGCAGCAGTAGTTGTCTGGGGGTGGGAAGCATTCCTAGAGGCACCAGTACAATCGTGGTGGGCTGGTGAACCTGTCACCTACGAACGTCCAACACCAGAACCAACTGAGTTTGAGTTGTGGATGGCAGCATCTACCACGAAGGCCATGTTGGACTTGGAGTTCAAGCGCCACCAACGTGACTCCCTCAACGAGGAGATTACTGAGCTGGAGTCAAAACCATAGTCCCCCATTCCGCGTCACCCGTTGCAACGAGTGAATGGCGGGACTGTGAACCTTATAGGCATCTGATTGAGATGTATGACTGGCCAATTGAAACAGCTATGCGCGTCTGTGCTGCTGAGTCTGGTGGCAATGCAGACATCACCAATCCAGAGCACCACCCTGATGCTGCATGTTACGGATCACATGGTCTATACCAAGTGGCATGTGTACATGGGCACAGCAAAGAGAAGTTGTATGTCCCCGAGTACAACATCAAGGTTGCCTACGAACTTTGGCAGAACAGTGGCTTCTGGCCATGGGGCGTCTGTCACGACGGAAAAGTGAATTGTAAGTTAGCACTCAAATAACATGTCTATTGAAACAGCAGTTTTCGCAGTAGTAGTGGCCTTTGGCTTCTTCTACGCTCTCTACCAATCGTTCAAAGCTCATCGCTACAGCATGTTTGAGGACACGTGGAGCGAGGAAGTTGACCCTCTATAGACCTGTGGAAAACTCTCTTGCACTACCTCCTGACTGGGGGTAGTGTTTGGTTATGAGCAGTAACCATGCACGTATGAGTCACCCAGACCCAACCTTTGACCCTACCGAAAAGTGTCCACCAGAAGACCCAACGGACCAGGCGAAGGAGGATGAGGAGCTTCATAAGGAGCGCCTTGAACATCAGTACGATAATTCGTACGAACCATTAGCAGGAGAACCAGACCCATCATGGATGCAATAGACAAAATTAAAGATGCCGACGACGCACTGATGTACGTTGATATGGCAAAAAGTGGTATTGTGAGTTCCCTCACGGAGATACACACACTCCTGAAGGAAGCTTACAGTCGCACTGAAGATAGTATTACCAAGGTGCTTCTGGAGCAGGCAATGCTCAAAGTGGAGGCACAGCTAAACTACTAACATGCGAGACATGGCAGACATCGTGGAGGACTTGGTCGAAGCCTCACGGAATCAAGCAGAAATCATAAAAGAACTACTAGAAAAACTAGAGCAACTAAACATTAACTTAAAACAATATGAGCACAGATAACTTTGACGAATTCTTTAAGGACGGTCCCGGGCAGTATGTAAAGTTCCCCAAGGACTCAACAACGAAACTCCGCATAGTTTCAAACTTGATTATCGGATGGGAGGGATGGGCCGGCAACAAACCTGTTCGCTTCGCAGCGGACTACAAGATGCCCTCTAAGGAGCGCAACTCACTGGACGTAGACGATAAAAACTACCCCAAGTACAAGCAGTTCATGGCATGTCTTGTCTGGAACTACAATGACAGTTGTGTGCAGATTTGGCAGATAACCCAGAAGACGATTGCTAAGGAAATCCTACGCCTCCGAACTGACACTGACTGGGGAGGTCTTGATAAGCACGACATTAAGATTCATCGGGAAGGTGAAGGCTATAATACCAAATACAACGTCACTCCGTCTCCAGGTGACATAACAGAAGAGATTAAGAAGGCGGTAGAGGAAAGTACCCTCAAGCCCGAGCACCTCTTGAGCGATCAAAAGAACTTGGACAACATTGAGAACTTCCGTCGCTCCGTAGGAACGGCAGTGAAGAAGGAGGGCGACCCTCGTATCCCTGACGGTGACAAGGACTTAGACCCTAGCGACATTCCGTTTAGCTAAGACCAGGCTACGTCTTAAAACTAGCCATGTATAGCTTCAAGTGCTATACTCGAAACGTACCTTTAAGGTATGTTCATACACAGGAGCTAAAGTGTGGTTACTTTCTCCAAACCAGGCCCCCTTGTGGGGCTTTGGTGTTCTTGTAGAATACAGAGATACAGGCTTTCATTGGTGGCAGTCTGTATCGCCCAGCACAGCCCGAGTAGTGGATAAGTCCCCTTTGTAAAGAGGGGTCTTATCGTTACAATGTAGGTATGTCCGAGGTTGAATACAGCAAGTGTGCAGATTGTGGGGTGCTCGTCTTCCGTCAAGAACGCTGCGATTACTGCGCCAACCACCCCCAACGAGCCAAAGGAACTTGTATTGTCTGCCACAAAAAACTCCCCAAGAACCACAAGCACAAGACATACGGTAACAGTTGTAGTAGGTGCAGTATGTCTATAGATATTATGAATAAGGTCGGTTCCTACAGATACCGCGCCTTAAAAGATAGGGGCGCTTTTGATAAGTACTGTGATATATAATAACGCCCTGGCCGTAGGGTCTGACTAGCGTTATCCCCACCACGTAACACCTGGTGGGTTTAGCGTGTGCTATACTTTGTGAAGCAATTTCATATTGCAACCAGAGGTAAATGTGCTAATTTACACGTGAAGCTCCTATGCGGAGCGGGATGGGCCTCGGCCCGCGGTCTGCACAGCCGTCTCTGAGTCCCGACCCGCATAGGGGTTTTATTATTACTTATATGAATTACGAACCAGGGTCCTTCTTTGTAGTGCCAAACCGAGAACAGCTGCGAAGTTTGAGTTGTTACACTCAGTCAGTTTTTATTAACCTATGCTCACGAGCGAACAATGACGGCACATGTTGGCCCTCTATAAAGAAGCTGGCTGAAGATGCTGGTATGAGTGAGACTAAGGTAAAGGAGTCACTCCGTGAGCTGGAGAAGGCAGGGCTCATCAAGACGAAACAGCGCCAAATGGAGAACGGCGGACTTAGCTCAAATAGCTACCAATTACTCATCTGCGAGGGGGGTGGGTCACGTCACGACCCAGGGGTGGGTCGTGTGGCGCCTAGTAATGATAACCAGTTAGAACGAAAAATTGTTTCTCTGCGAGAAACGTCTTCTCCTAACGAGACGACGACAGCTGAGGAGGAAGAAACCACCCTCGTTGAGTGTGATGATTGGGGCGAGGAAATTGAACAAAAGAAGTCAAAGAAAGACCCCCGCACTGATGCAGTGATAAACCACTTCAAGAAGACTATTGTCCGAGACTTAGGAACCAGACCAGCTGTTGCGTTAGCTGTCGCACGTAAGATGGTAAATTCCGCACTCACTCACCTAACAGAGCCACAGTTGAAGGAAATGATTAGTGACTGGACAGCACAGGGATTACCAGACCACGAAACAATGCAGATAACTAGGTGTTTATCCACAGCCCAGATAAACAAGTTCAAGGCTGAGCGTGGTATAAAGTAAACATGAGTGAAACGAACTTTGAAGAACTAGAAGCTGCCCTCGTTGATTACGATGGTGAGGACCGAATGATTAGCAGCTTGGAGCTTGCTGAACGTATCGGTGATGAAGCTCCGAAAGTCATCCCCACAGGCATTGGCTCACTGGATGCCATTATAGACGGGGCGGAGCCGGGTGAACTCATTGTCGTCACCGGACCTTCAGGAGAGGGTAAGTGTCTTGGGCGCGGGACAGAGGTAATTATGTTCGACGGACATAAGAAGAAAGTTGAAGACATTGTTGTTGGTGACTTATTGATGGGGAAAGATTCAACGCCAAGAAGGGTACTCGCCCTTGGTGGAGGCAAGGAACAGATGTATAAGGTGACACCGATGCGTGGTAAACCGTTTGTGTGTAATGAGTCTCATATTCTTTCTGTTGTTCGTCACATTCAACGGAAGACTGATGGAGTTAAACACCTTGAGCCGTACACAACAACAATAAGTGTGCGCGACTACCTCAATCTAAGTGAGACTCAAAAATCGTTGACTAGGTTGTATCGTGTACCGGTTGATTGGGATCATGCTGACGTTACCGTGGACCCATACTTCCTCGGTCTTTGGCTTGGCGATGGGCACTCAAACGGCACGCTGATAACAACAGCTGATAAGGAGATTGTTGACTATCTTTATGAGTATGCGGCGCTCCATGAGATGAAGATTGTGCGCGTTGAACAGGCGAACAATAAGTCATCCATATACAGACTCTCGAAGGGTTGGAGGAATGATGTTTTGTTGCATATGAAACTCCTTGGCGTGATAAATAATAAGCACATTCCGCATGTCTACAAAGCAAACAGTAGGCTTGTGCGATTAAACATGCTGGCCGGACTTTTGGACTCAGATGGGTATGTAAACAGGACCGGTTATGTGTTTTCAAATAAAAATAAGCAGTTGGCACAAGATGTGGAGTTTTTGGCGCAGTCACTTGGCTTGTTCGCGAGTATAGGAACGCATTATGTTGACGGAACTGAATACTACAAGGTGTACATCAGTGGTGATTGTTCGGTCATACCGGTAAAAATTGCACGGAAGGCTGTTCCTAAACGGAAAATAAACAAAGACATTCTCCTAACCAACATTAAAACGATTGAACCAGTTGGTGTCGATGATTACTATGGTGTGGTTCTTGGTGACGACCATGAGTATCTGCTCGGTGATTTTACTGTCACGCACAACACTACAATGCTTATGTCCATCACCCAGAACCTAACTGAGAAGAGCGCATGGTTCACACTTGAGGTCACACCACAGCAGTTCATTCGTAAGATGAAAGCCCGTGGTGTGCTCCCAGAGTTCTACGTTCCCAACGAGAACACAGAGTCTCACATCAAGTGGTTGGAAGAGCGCATCATTGAGTCAGTGGTGAAATACAACACCCGCATCATTTTCATAGACCACATCCATATGATTATGTCCCTGGCGAAATACCAGCAGAACATTTCATTGGAGATAGGCGACCTCGTCCAGCGCATCAAACAGCTGGCAATCAAGTACGGCCTAGTCATCTTCCTCATTGCTCACTGTTTGGATAACAAGACAGCACCCACAGCTGAAATCCGCAAGGAAGACATCAGGGACTCCGGCATGATTATCCGTATTGCTGACACCATCCTCGGTGTGTGGCGCATCAGGAACGACGATGACGTGGATGTGAAGCGCCGCCCCAACGACTTGGACGAGAACGACAACAAGGCAAAGGTTCGTGTGCTGAAGAATCGTAAGACTGGAAAGCTAGGAGCCATCGCGCTTTACCATTATGATCACTATCTAACCGAGCATGACCCACGATACCCATATGACGCAGATGGCAACAAGCTTGTATAAGACACCGCAGCGGGCACCACAGGAGCTTGAGGATGCCACTAAGGAGCACATGCGAGTTTTGTATGCAAGGTGTAGAGAGATTCTGAACCAGACGACAGTAGATTTGAAGACAGCCCGTAAAAGTGGTGATCCAATTAAGCACCTCATTGTTCGCCGTAGGGAAGCACGCAACTACCTCAACCTCCTAGAGGAGCACGGTGCACGGCCGGTAATGGTGTCTCAAGATGACACCGACCACTGCACCCCCAAAGACTTAATTACAAGACTGTGGCAATATACAACCCAATATGAATGAAATCGTAAAGCTCCCCGTTATCAAGGATGAGAAGTACATGGCGCTTCTTGAAGAAATAGAAGCAGCCAAGCAAGAGACACAGTTCAACGTAGCCATGACCCTCCTTAATGGCAACCACATCATTGGCCGAGCAATGGTTGAGTTCGTGGAGTATGGTGAAGTCCGCGCCACTCCTCTAGTGAAAGAGGTCGCCAAAGACATGAAATACTCCGAAAGGAACATGTGGGACATCTACCGCATAGCAAAAGACTACCCAACTATGGAGGGACTCATGGCTGCAATGGAACCCCATGGCTACTCAGGCAAGAACATCAGCTGGACAGCCTGCCGTCGTCACCTACTCGGTTCAGGAGAAAAGACAGACGTAGAAGTAGACCTCGGGAAAGTCGCTAGAGGAATTGTGAAACGATACGGTCAGGAGGACGCAAAGACGATAGTAGTGGAGGTTGTGAACTATTTAGCAGAACTCAAGCAGCAAGCACGTGCTGACATAGCCCTGTGAGGCCACAGGATGCGTTCTAAGCGATTTAATTGTCAGGTATGAAGCAGCAGAAGAAGGAAAAGTCCGATAATTTGCGAAATCTGAAAGAAATGGCTCAACTGTACCATACAATGGTTATTGGGGTTGATATCGTGCAATGTGCCTATTGCGGAGCTCCTGCGGAGGACAGGGAACATGTTGTGCCGTACTCATGGATGTTCTCCGGTGCACGGAAGTCAAACAAGGTGAGGCAGTCCTGTATTGTTATGGCGTGTAAGGAGTGTAACAGTCTCGCTGGCGGTACTGTGTTCGCCACATTTGGTGAGAAGAAGGCTTACATAGCGGGGTGTGTAGAGCATCGCTACAGAAAGGTTCTCAAGAGTCCAGAGTGGACAGATGATGAATTGGAAGAATTAACTGGTAGGCTACAGAGAGAGGTGTTTGCATATACGCAAGTGAAGAAGTTTGTGAAGTTGAGGTTAGAGAGGTTGCTAAACGGTGAGATACCGAAAGAGGTTATTAGGTGGAATGAAAAACATGGTTAAGAAAAAACGTGGCACCACGAGCATCACAGCGCGTAAGAAGAAAAAAACAATAACACAACTTAAAAAGCAGCTGTGGGAGCTGGTTAAGCAAACTATCCGCAAAAGAGATGGGCCACGCTGTGTTATTTGTGGGGCTACTGGTCTTGATGGGAGTAATTGGCAGACAGGACACTTCATACCATCGTCCACGTGTGGAGCCTTTTTAAGGTATGATCTAAGGAATTTGCATTCTAATTGTTATAGATGTAACATAAATCTTGGTGGTAATGGTGCGATGTATTACGAGGCACTGAAACGTGACTATGGTCAGGGGTTTATAGATAGTGTCTTTGGGGACAAGCAAACAATAATAAAAGCCGACACTCAGTTTTATGAGCAGAAAATACAGGACTTCCAAGAAATATCCTCCTGGGACAAAGATAAACTACTTGACTATACGAGAGCGCTTGGGCGACGGGAAGGTGATATGTACATGTGACTGCGGCAAAGAGAAGATTTTTTGGCTTAGTAATATAATGCCAAGGAGTAAGGGTAGGTACACAAAGTCTTGTGGCTGTAAGAAGAGTGAGCTGACTTCAGATAAAAATAGGGTGCATGGGATGTCTGGTACCAAGTTCTACAAACATTGGAGGTCGATGTTTGACAGGGGTCTACCGAGCTATGTAGACAAGTCATCGTATGTTGGGGTCTGTGTTGCAGAGCGCTGGAAGAAGTTTGAGTTTTTTTATGAAGATATGTATGAAAGTTGGGAACGGCACGAGGCGGCGTGTGGAGGACGGGATACAACATTGGATCGGATAGATGTCAGAATGGGTTACTCAAAAGATAACTGTAGGTGGGCAACTCAAGCTGAGCAGAGTGTGAACAAAAAGAACACGGTGTATATTACATGCAATGAAAAAACGAAGCCGCTTAAAATCTGGTGTACAGAAAAAGGCAAAAAGTACGATCGTGTCTATTACCTCAATCGTGCCCACGGAGAGCAGGCGGCATGTCAAGAGTTGGGTATCGAGGTTCGTTGAGGAAGAAGTGCGGCACGGAACCTCTAAAAAGCAGGCAGTAAAGCGGGCGCAGGAGCATGTGGATAACTGCCTTGCACTTCCACTGCACTCTAGTACAGTGAATTTATACAAGTAACCATGCAAATATGGAACGACGAGAAGTAATCCGGCAAATAGCCGCCGTGCACCTTGCGAAGCTCTATAAAGTGCTGGAAGATTCCGCACAGAAGGAGCGTGAAGCTAAGAGTGGCGAGAAGAAGGCGCTCTATGAGCGCAATCACAGGCGGATTGAACATGTGTTCTCCCGCTATGATGAGGCAGTAAAAGCTGTATAACATGAGCTACGATCCAAACGAGTTTCCAGAAAATCTGGACCTAATGAATGAAGGTGAGGTAAAGGCAGAACTCCACGAACGCTGTGACCGCTGCCGAACGTGGGAAGACGAAGAAATAATTGAAGGCGCCAAGTTCAGTGAGACTTCAATGTGGGTAGCAATAGGACTCAACCTGTTCATCCTCTTCGTTACTGTGGGAGTCATCATCGCTATATGGGAAGGACTTAAAGCACTACTAACATGAACACAGAGGATGTACTGGATGAGTTGTTTGATACTGAGTATATGACAGGCAAGCAGCCCAACCTCACAAAAGAGAACGTGCGCCAAGCTCTCACTAAAGCCAGAGAGGAAGAACGGTACGCATGCATGGACTTGATTGAAGAATGTAGGTCAGAGCACAACGTCGCAAGACATGGTGAAGACTACGAAGGAGCGTACGACAGAGCCATTGACTGTATTAACCCAGCACTAACATGAACGACCCAGTAACAGTCACAGCTGAAGTCCTCTGCAACGGTATCAACTGTCCAATGCTCGGTGAAGCATACAGCTACGTGATACCTCTAGCAGAATACATACAGGCTGTAGCGTTCCCTTATATGTCACTAATCTAACGAATATGAAACTAAGAGACATTATTGCAGTACCATTTTGGCTTGTTGGCGGGGTGTTCCTGTATCTAGCGGTAAGGATTGGAGGAACTTTCACAGCGTCAATGGTTGCGAGAAATGAAAGAGAAACACTAATAACAAAGAGAAACACTAATAACCTAGAAAGTACGAACCAAGAGTATATAGACAGTAAGGTTAAGGATTTTGACCTTGCCAACTCCGAGGTGGTTGAGGAATATGACAATGGAAAGAAAGTACGAAAGGGTCTGAGTCCAGAGTTGTTGAATAGCCTTCGTAAAACCCTACAAGACGTAGAGAACCACAATGCACAGGTATTGTGCTGCCGTCGTAGCAACCCTAACCACTAAGTAGTATGAAGTATTTAATTCAAAGACAAACAGCAGGAGTACCTGATGGAAAGCGTGGAGACATCCTTGAGGTACATGAGTTAATAGATGAAACACAAGACCTATACATCCACCGCAGGTTTTCACGCAACCCCGACGAGGTTTTGCACGCAACACTAAAAACGTGGATAGACGAGAGTCCTGGGTGGGAGATTCATGAGTCTCTAACTAACCACTAAGTAGTATGAAAGACGAAGAAGAACTAGAACTATCACGCAAGCTCGCTGCCTATGTAGCACTCGCCATGTGGAAGGAGTACCTAAAAGCGTTCAACAACGGTGAAACAGACGACGACTACGAGAGCTGGCTTATCGCTCAAACAGAAGAAGATAACGCTCACAATGAGCGATAACTAATAACACTATGGAACGGAGAACAGGAGATGGAACGGAGTACACCACAGGCACATGGTGGCAAAAAACGTTCGGGGTAGACTACGGGAAAGCCGATAGAGAAAAGGCAAGAGAGTATCTAATAAAGCTTGGTTACTCAGAGCTTGCCGACACAATCTTTACTTGCAATCACTCAGAGAAGCGATATGACTGTCCTGTATGCCACCACGTAGAGCAATCAACACACGCACACTAGAGCACAACTGGAACCAGAGCAATATGCAATTATTGCATGGTGCACCACACCCAGAGTGTTACAACGAGCACCTTGGCTACTACAAAAGTTTGATACAGAAGCACAACGAGTCCAAGCCAAAGCGACCAGATGATGGTTGTCCACACCCAAAAGTCCAGTCTGTCAGGCATTAGGTGTACAATAACAGAGGACGTTCATTGACAGGAGTTCAAATGAAAGCAAAACAAGTGAAAAGTAAGGAAGTTTCACCGTCCAGGCAATTCACATGCGTTGTGTGTCATGCAAAAACAACCGCACCGTATGGCTTTGTTGGACGACAAGACGGCTGCACATGCAGCAAAAAGTGTTACCAAGAACACACTAGCCGCGCTAAAAGCGCACTGAAAGGAGGGCACCATGCCTAGAGTGCTGTACTACTGCGCCTTTTGCGGCGCACCCATCTTTTACTACCACCTTGACGGTATGGTAAAAGTCCGTACTAACCCAAGCGGTAAGATTGACTACTACTGCTATGACAGGGAGGAAGGCATAGATTGCCTCGCTGAAGAAGAGCGCCAGATAGGACTACTTGAAGGCAAAGACAAGCAGATGGAACTTGACTTTGATGATGACCTGGAAGGCGTTGCCGTACTTGGAGAAGACTAAATGCAAGAAACACGTCGTTGTTATTATTGCGGTGAAATACTGTACCGCTTTGATGCCTACAGAAAGGATGACAAAGGCTATATTCATGTTTCATGTCAACGCAGGAAGGAACGGGAAGACATGCGGAAACAAGAGTAGAGGTGATATATGTGGAACGTAATACGGGACTTTGTGTTGAAGTTCCTTTGTGCTGTGCTGGTATTGTTCGTGCTGGTATGGCAATCAACACGGGCTGAAGGTGTGTATCACATCATTCATGTAGAAGAACTTGTTGCGTGCTCCATGGATGGAGCAACAGCAGTAGCCACTTCGTTTGAAGATGGAGGAATGGACCAGATCGGTGTAGTTATGCAAGTCTTACAAAGTGCTAATGTATGCACGTCCTTTACAGGACACGTTGTTGTTGTTGAGGACGTAGACGTTCGTATGTATGGCACGTATGTGCTCATCGTGCAGGCTGCATACCTAGTTGAGGATGAGCGTATGTCCTACATTTTCAAGAGGAAGGAAGCTACATGAACTCCAACGAGCGAGCGCCACAAGCGCCTTAGCCCCCAACATTAACGGGGGCTTTTTGTTCCATTTTGGAACAGGTTGTGGATAACTTTCAATACCACAACACATTCCGTGGTACCATGTAAAGATATAAGCTAACAGCCCCATATGACTCGACGCCAACGGGAACAGGCAGAGAGGAAAGAACTCACCCGCCTGTACGCCAGTACGCCGAACCATGAGCTTGCCGCACGGTTCAACACAACAGTACAGGCCATTAAAAACAGAGCACAACGGTATGGATTGAAAAAAGACCCTCGTGTTAAAATAGGTACAGGCACAGCAACTGAGGACACTCAAGTGGAACCAAAGACCGGTATAGAGATACGACAGGACGGTCTCATTGTGGTCAACTGGACCAACAAAACCGTCATCACAGACTTAGGTGAGTTCGGGAGCTACACATGTTCCTTTACAACTCACGGAGCAATACAGAGAGCCTACGTCGATAGTTACGAAGGCAAAGGAGACACGGCAGCAATCGTTGCCACACGCTTCGACTTCCCGCACGCCAAGGCGGTTTATTTATATGCGAGAGCGCATGGGTTCACAAAGTCCTCCCTTGGACAAACTGACCTTGAGTTCGAGCAAGGATTGACCGTTGAGGAGGCGGTGGAAGAAAACGTGCAGTCGATGAAGCGACGCGCAACCAAACTCACCGAGAAGCGTAAGTGGCAGGAGACCCAGAAGGACGCTGACAAGTGGAACAACTTCAAGAACACGGTGTTCTACCCCTTAAAGGACTGGGTAGAAGCTAATCTTCCGAAGTATAAACCACCCAAGTTCAGGCCAAAGACGCAACCTGGGGCATTCTGTGCGGTTGTTGGGGTATCTGACTGGCACTACATGAAGTATGCCTACGACCACAACGGGAAGACCACCTACGATAAGAAGAAGGCACGCAAGGCATTAGAGGAAGCCAACAACGCGCTCATCACCCGTATGCTCAAGCACGGAAAGCCGGAGCGCGTCTACATCCCTAGTGGCACCGACAATCTGCACATCGACAATGTACAGCAGACCACCACCAAGGGCACGCCTCAGGCAGCACAGACTGACGGCAACTTCCAAATCGACATAGAAGCATACATGGACATTGTTGTTGGCATGATTGAGTTATATGCTCAGATAGCACCAGTGACGGTTATCCCGATGGCGGGCAACCACGATCTGCACACCAGCTACCTACTGCATACCTTTCTCAGGAAGCTGTACGAGAACCGCAAGGACGTTGATGTGGTCAAGAACTATGATCCACGGGTCTACCAGCAATACGGCAACAATGCCATGTGCTTCACCCACGGCGACCAAATGAGCCAACCGAAGCTTAAACGGGACGCACACAAGTTCTTCATGCACGAAGCCCCCAAGCAAGGCGTAAGGATGAACCAAGCTAAGCACTTCGCACTGTTCAGTGGCCACATACACGTTGACCACTACGAAGACTTGGGTGTAGTCAAACACTTCATCATTCCGTCACTTTCCCCAAGTGACTCATGGCACAAGGACTCAGGGTATGTCGGTAGCAAAGAAGAAGCCTCCATCTATCTGTTCGATAAGAAAGACGGACGCAAGGCAGTATTGTATTCGTAGGGAGATGCAATCATGTATTCAAAAAACTTCAAGCACGGCATTTGTCGTGAGAGGTATGGTTGGACTATCTGGTTCCAGATTTTCAAGAGGCAGTTCCATGTCTCGATTAGCGTACATAAGTCTAGGTATTAGACTACACCCCACCGCAATGGTGGGGTATGTTATAAATAAGGACATGGAGAAAAAAGACGTCAAAAAATGTTACTCGTGCCGGAAGCCGATTAAAGGCAAGGCACTGTTCTGTAAGGACTGTGAGGGCAAGAAAGACTCCCGTAAACATAGCGCCAGCACCCTTGTTTTCTATCATACTGTCTAATTCTGGTATACTTTTACTGAACCCTAGTACAGTATGCCTACAATCGCACAAAAAAAGACCTTCGAGGAGGTACAGAGACAAATAGCTAACGGGCAACGCCCAAACATAGCAGCAGCACAACGCACTGCTGGTTACGCGCCCTCTACTATCAAGAAAAGCACCACATTAACCAAGTCAAAGGGCTGGCAGCAGCTCATGGCACAGATAGACGACACTGACCTCATGCAGCGAGTCGTTGACATCGCGCTCGACACTCAGGACAAGCGAGCGTGCCTCGCAGCAGTAGATATGCTCATGAAGCTCAAAGACCGCTACCCAGCAGGCAAGCTCAAGGTAGACCAGTACGACAGCGAACTCGACGCCCTATCTGACTAGTCGTATTTCAAAAAAGCTCTCTGACGGCCTTATTCATTTTCAAACTAAGGCCATTTTCCCCCATTTTCAAACTACTGCTATTTTCCTCTGTTTCGTATTTCAAAAAAGCTCTTCGACGGCCTTTGTGTTTGTGAACGTGGGCCGGCTCTCTCCTAGTGTCGCACAACGTAGGTGGTAGGCATAACAAAAAACCACATAGCTAGTATATGTGGCTCTTGTCCTCAACTCACGTCAAGCGTGGTCGGTTCCCTGGCTCTCTATGTACTTACACGTTGCACATGCTGCTCTCGCTTTGTTGTGCTGGCATATATGGCTCTCTATCCCACACGCCGCTAGAAAGCGTGCACGTTGGAACTTTGGATTGTCCTGTTCGAAGTAGTCTGCTAGGCGGTGGGCAACGTCTTGCACGTACCAGTACGTGGTAAAGTTTACGCCATGAGCGTGTGGGTTAAACTCGTCTTGTTCCCTGTCAAGCACGCTTGCCAGTATAGCTGCTATAGCTTCGTAGTGTTTGCGTGTCATATGCCTATAGGTTGCGGAAGTAGTACCCCGCCTCCTCGCTATAGTCGTACATTAGTTCACGGGCAGCGCGCTCCCAGTCAATGCAGTAGTGTGGCCAGCGTGTTTCTGTTGGTACTTCTCCAATGTTTTCTGCCATGTCCTGTGCAAACTCCTCGTCGCTGTCGTACTGTCCTGCGTATGCCTCCTCGAAGTTGTCGAGGCCATTATCACTTTCGATACCCAGTGCTAGATACGCGTCAACGGCTCCCTGGTCGTACTGGTTGCATAGGTCGAAGTATTGCTCTGTTTGTTCGTCGATGTATTTTGCAACTCGTATGCCTTTGTGCTTATCCGGTGTTGTGATAGTCTCATGAAGCTCTGTTTTCGTCATGTCTGGCCCCACAAAGTACTCACCGTCTATGGCGAAGTACGAACCGTATACCGGCTCGCCGTGCTTGTTGTGCGTTGTTGGCTCCCCAATGAGAAAAGCCCGTATGTTTGCGTGGCTATCCATTGCAGCAGGTGGTAGTACCTCAAGCGCGCTATTGTACGCACGCTCTGTAATGCGTTTGTATTCCATGTTTTTTCTGTTATGTAGTAGGCCGTGGCCCACGTTGCTAAAGAACGGGCGCGCCACCACTAGCAAGTGATAGCCCGTATAGTATGCCCCGTATAGAGGCACACTAACGGGCTACGCTGTCATTTGCGCCACCTCTGCACAAGCAGCGTCAAAGGTACGTTGCGCGTCCTTTGGGGTGCAATCATACTCCCGTACAGGCCAGCCGTTGGGGTGTATAACTTCTACTCCCCCGCGCTGTGCCACATAGGTAACTCGTAGCTGCATGCTTTTATCAGCTTTCCAAACGTACGTAGATAAGTCTTTAGTTTCCATGTTGTTGTGTTTACTTTGTAACGGGGTGCAGCTTGTCGTACCATTCCGGCAACACAGCACGCCAGTCTGCCATGCCACCACGTATGAGTATCTTTGTGCGCTCCGGCAATTCCGCAAAGAACGCCTGAAACTCGTGCTCTGGCATGTTTTCTAGTTTTTCAAGCGTGTTCATGTTTCAAGTATTATCGCGTATCCACACGGATATAATGCGTTGGCACCATGCCGGACACTTTGATCATCTTTGTGCGCTTGTATGACTTGCGCGCCTTACTCATTCGAGCCTTACGTGACTGCATGTCATTAAATGCTTGCCTATTGCTACAAGCCTTATACCCGCGCAACATACTCTTGATACTTTTCATACTATAAGTGTGGTTACTCTTATATACTCACACTGTAGCACCCGTGCAGTATATTGCAAGCATATACCTGTGGAAAACTCAAACACCGCACAACATCACCATTCACTGCACTATAGGTCAGTAAACCACCGGCGCAAGGATTCACAAGCCGCGCCCTAGAACGTGGACACCCTAGTAGAAAGGTATACACGTAGCAAAACCGCGCTTTAGAACAAAGGTACACACATAAGGGATAGTGTTCAGTAGTTCTGTATAAGTAGGTTATAAGTAGGTTTTCTCACACACGCACACAACCACTGACAATAGCGTATATGGTGGCTTATTTGTGTGTTTTCGCTGTTTCGTGGCTTAAACGTTGAGTGTCGCGCAATATACATTTTGCGACATTACCCCCCCACCCCCCAGTTCAATCAAAGAAATATCAATAGGTACTTCACATACAGAACCGGGGGGATTCTGACAGATTGATATGAAATATGACAAATGCTATACTTAATCCAGATGGTTGAGCTATGATCCGCTATGCTCTGGATTTCATCATAGGCATCAAATACGGCTCTACTTAGCTACATTAATGGTTCGCTCCTAGTGAGGATTTCCTGCAATACGCTATACCACTTACATTCTGTTCCTTCCCCAACCCCGCTAGTCGGGGTATTGGTAGTATTGACAAGTGTATTAAGCTGTAGTCTAACTAAGAAAAAATAATTTCGTCCCTTACGGGAAAAGAGGTATACTTGGGCAAATGGTCTCTGATACAAAGATCCAAAAGAAGATTAAGTGGCAACCACACGAAGCTCAGTTGGGAGTGTTAAAGGCAGTGAAGGAGGGAAAGAGGGAGATTGTCCTTAGTTGTGGGAGACGTTGGGGGAAAAGTGCGCTTTGTGCCTATATCGCCCTCAGGGTCCTTTTTGGCGAGCGGAAGAACATTTGGGTTGTTTCCCCTACATACGACCTATCACAGAAGGTTTTTAATTACGTTGTGCGTTGGTTCTCTATTTTAGCTCCCTCTCAGAGGGGGGGAGTTTCAAATAGACCATATCCGAAGATAAAAACGGCCAAAGGTTCCGTATTGGAATGTAAGTCTGCGGAAAACCCTACCTCTCTATTGGGTGAAGAACTTGACCTCCTTATCATTGACGAGGCATCCAGAGTCCCCCGTAGGGTGTGGGAGCAATTTCTATTCCCTACACTCTCCAGTCGTAAAGGTGCGGCTATCTTTATCAGCACCCCTATGGGGAAAAATTGGTTTTATGAAGAGTACATCAAGGCAAAAGAACACAATGCAGCGTTTAACCACCCTAGTAACTCAAATCCCCACCTTTCTCAGGAGGAGTGGGACCGAGCCAAGGAAAAACTCCCAGAGGACATATTCAACCAAGAGTATAAAGCAACATTCCTCGATGACGCTGCCGCAGTCTTTAAAGGAATTGACTCTATTGTTCACGAACAGTGCCTTGCAGAACCGTCAGAAGGGCATAGTTACGTCATGGGAGTTGACCTCGGAAAGCACAACGACTTTACGGTCATCACCGTCATCGACACCTATAACAATCACGTAGTGTATATTGAACGGTTTAATAAGATTGACTACGCCCTCCAGAAGGAACGTATCAAGGCGGTTGCTCAGAAATACCACGCTAGAGTCCTCGTTGACTCTACGGGAGTGGGAGATCCTATATTTGAAGACCTGAGACGAGATTCCATCGTTATTGACGATTACAAGTACGGTGGCAGTAAATCAAAGGGTCGTCTTATCGACAAACTCTCTATATTCATCCAACAGAAGAACGTCTGGATACCCAACCACCAAATCCTCATTGATGAGCTTAAATCCTTTGGTTACAACATGACTGAGTCCGGCAACGTAAAGTACAGTGCTCCAGCCGGATACCATGATGACTGTGTTAATTCACTCGCACTTGCGGTCTACCAGCTGGAAGGAGAAGCCCTAAGCGAGGAAGGCGCCACCCAACTGGAGGAATACGACCTCTACCAGCAAAGCTACGCATAGTTATTTGCTATAATGACACAATGACAAAAGAAGACGCTCAAGCGCAAGCTATTGAAATAGTAAAGAAGGAGGTGGAAACCTGGCGTGACCCTACAGTATTTATTACTGATAAGGTTGCCTTTGCTATCAAACCCCTTATAAGACAACTCCGAAAGAATTATTACGGTGTATTCGACCAACCAAAAGACAAAATTACCGGCCGCTCTAAAACATGGGTGCCCCTTACTCAGATGGTGGTTGATAACACCAGGAAGAACGTAGACCTCGACACCAAGGATATTAACTTCTTCTCCAACAACCCGAATGGTCTCGGGATTACCCAGTTGCTCCGTGCAACACTCCGAACCTACCTAGACCGCACCTATTATGGGGAGGACATGGATAACGTTACATTTAACGTATGTGTGGACCCGGTCTCCATCATGCAGATTTACGCTGCAAAGCAGAAAGGAAAGATTGCCGTGAAGCGTTCAGTAATTGACCCACTCAATATATACATTGACCCTGCTGCGAAAAGTATTCAGGATGCCTACCGCTTCACCCACAAGAAACTACTGACCTCCAATGAAGTAACCGCTATGGACGGGTGGGAGAACACTGGCAAGGCAAAGGCAACTACCAAGAACGAGGCAGATGACTTCCGTCCTGCTTACAGCAAGACGACCAAGCTTGTAGACACCTACGAGATGTGGGGACTCGTGCCGAAGTCGCTCATCACGCTTAATGAGGAGGACGAGGGTGAGGTAGAGGCACAGATTGTTGTCTCCAACATAAACGACGACCCAGTTCTTCACGTATTGAAGGAGAACAAAGAAACTGATCCAGAGGGCAATGTCATCAAGCCATTTGAGGACACCCGCTATATGAAGATTCCGTGGAGCTTCTACGGTATTTCACCTGCAATGAAGGTCATGGATATTCAGGAATGGATTAACACGATTGTCAACCTGCGCATAAACAAGAACACTGTTGCACAGTTGGGCCTCTTTAAGGTCAGGGCCGGCAGTAATATCAACACGCAGTCCCTTACCCGTCTTGTCTCTAATGGAGTCATAAAGGTCACGAACATGGATGACCTTGATAACTTCCAAATCCCTGAAGCAGGGGCTGGTTCATACAAGGACGAGGAGACCGCTAAGTTCTGGGCGACCGAGGTAACCTCAGCATATGACGTCGTCCGTAGCTCTCTCCCTTCCACCACCACAGCCACCGCAGCAGTTATTCAGGACAAGAACTCCAAGACCTCATTCGTCATTGTCCGTGAAGGTTTGGGCATGTTCAACGAGAAGGTAGTACAGCGTCATATCTTGAAATACCTCCCACAACTCCTCAAGAAACAGGGCACCGTTCGCTACATGTCAGACTTTGATGAGATAGATAATCTCCGTGAACGAGTCGTAGCAGTTGCAGCAAAACGTGAGCTTGATAGAATGGGTGGAGTAGGGGCAGTTCCTACTGAACTAGAGCTTCAGTCAGCAATGGATCGCGCACGGAAGAAGATTGACGGCGACATGTTTATAGACGTTGTATCGGACGTTGCAATAGATGGCATAGAGACACGTGTCCAAGTGACGAACGAGAAGATGGATACCGGCACAATGGCACGCAACCTTCTTGAGCTGATGCAGCTACTTCCACCGGAAGCACAGCGAGAGACAGCCGCAGACATCTACGATGTACTCGGCATGACTCCACCAAAGTCACTCATGTCACCCATTCAACCTCAGCAACCAGACCAGGTTCCACAAAAGCCACAAACGATAGGCGAGATGGGACAATTCCTTGAAGCTAATACGGCACAGAATCAAGGCACTATTTAATGGACGACGAACAAATTGAAAAGATAGAAGAAGCCCGCCTCACCGAGATGTTAGCATCCGAGGGATGGGCTTTGGCTCGTCAACGGTTCTATGACTACATAGAAACACTGGAGTCCGTTATGACGCTCCCGGATAAGGACGCCATGGAGATAGGCGTGGAGTGTAAGGCACGAGCCCGCGCTATAGGACTCATCCGTACATGGATGGGTGACCTTGAGGCAGTTAGTGAAGCAAAACACCAGCAGGAAGATGTGGCTGAAACAAAGGATTATATAGTGACCAGCGACTAACTTGCTATAATGGACATGGGTCGTACGCCGGTTGAAACCAGGAACCGTCGTATGACGGATTACAAGTTCATTGTAACTTCATATGGAAGAAGATAACCGTCCTTCGGACACCGTCCCTGCTGACTCGGACGTAAAGCCAGCAGAAGGTGACGAAAAGGTATCTGACGAATCCCAGCCGGGAGAATCAGACATCGCGTCACTCTCCCTAGAGGAGCTTAAGGGCACCTTGGGCCGCGAATTCAAATCAAAAGAAGACGCACTCAAGTCCATTAAAGACACCTACGCATTTGTTGGCAAGAAGCAAGAAGCCGCACCAGAGCAGTCAAAAGAAGAACCATCAGCACGAGATGAAATTGACAATCTGAAGCAAGAGCTTTTCTTCACACAACGCCCAGAGCTGAAAGATGCTCGTCCCATCCTCGACGCTCTAGCAAAGGCAAACGGACAGTCACTCCAAGAAGCAGCTGAATCAGATGTTTTTAAGGAGACATTCTCGAAGATTAAGGGGTTCGATGAAAGCCAAGAGAAGCGAACAGTGATGGATGGGGCTCGCCGTTTCGACGGTGGCGCTGAGGACACTCAAAAAGAGTTCTCAAACGCTATCGGCGACAAAGAAAAAATGGCAGAGTTCACCATCAAGCACTTCTTAAACAAGGAATAGTATGGCTATTGGTCTCATTACGTACCAAGATGCAAGCCGTCGCGAAGACCTCATTCCAGTTGTAACTAACGTCAGCCCTGACAAGACTCCTCTCTTGAGTGGTCTCCGTCGCGGCCCAGACGCTACGAACACACTGCACGAGTACGCTACCGACGCGTTTGCTGATGGTGCAGACAACGCAGCTGTGGAAGCCTCAGGCTTCACCGCAGTTGATCTCACCGCGCCTTCACGCGCTTCTAACAAAACTCAAATCTTCAAGGATGACATCCTGGTGTCTGACACCGAGGTTGCTGTCAACGGCGTAGTAAACGCATGGCAGTACCAGATGGAGAAGGGTCTTGTTGAGCACGCAAAGGACATTGAGCATGCATTCATGGCTGGAACCACCGCTTCAGGTGCTTCTGGTGTTGCACGTCGCCTCACAGGTGTAATCGCTGGTCTTACCACCAACGCTACCACCCAGGCTTCGGCTCAGACTCTTACAGAGGCAGGTTACAACGACCTCCTCGAACTCGTTTACGCTTCAACCGACGAGTCACCAAACGTTGCATTTGTAGGTGGTAAGCTCAAGCGAACTATCTCTGGCTTCACTGGTGGCGCTACGAAGAACGTAGACACTGAGGACAAGCGCCTCACAAACACTGTTGCTATCTACGAAGGTGACTTCGGTGTTCAGAAGATTATGTTGCACCGTGACGTTGCTAACGCAGCTTCAGGTCGCGACTTGGTCCTTATGAACATGGACTACCATCGTATCAGCTACCTCCGCCCTACAAAGATGGAGAAGCTTGAGAAGGATGGCGACCGTGAACGCGCACAGATTGTTACTGAAGTTACCCTCGAACACCGAGGCGAAGCTACAGGCGCAGTTTCAAAGCGTTACGCGAGCTAGACTTAACGAGTAAGTCGTTTATCCCCCTTGCTTCCCTATTAGGCTTGGGGGATACTAATAGGGAATGACTAAAAAGAAAACACACCGCTCTAAGGTGCCCGGGCAAGAACACCTTGTACTAGATGAGGACAACAGAATTGTTGGACTCTACTGTTTGGACGTTGATAACCTAGATGGAGTGGACTCCTGGGCCGCAGTAGACCAGGCTATTAAGGAGTACGCAGTAATCCACCCCAACGAAATCACGATGGTGATTGCAGAGAACGCAGACATTCGGAAGGCAAACTACAACAAGTTCGGCTCTGGTAAGTCGCAGTCTATGCGCCACGGCGTGTCTATTCCACCAGCACTCATGTTTAAGCTTGAGCGTGTGATGCCGGACATCTTTACTAACCCTAAGAAGCTTCATCACTTCATGGAGAAGTACAAGGGCTTCCGAACATGTGATGCTATATGAAAATATCTCTCGCACTTATCGTCGCTCCTACTGACGACGAGGCAAAGAAGCTCAACAACTGTCTCGCCAGCGTTGCTCAGCACGTTGACGAGATTTGCATAACTATTACCGGGGAAAACAAGAAGGTTGAGAAGGTCGCCAAGTCCCACAATGCTAAGATAAGCCACTTTGAGTGGATAGATGACTTTGCCGCTGCGCGTAATTACAACTTCTCGCAGTGTACCGGAGACTGGATACTGTGGCTGGATGCAGACGACATAATGTGGCAACCAGAGAAGCTGAAGAAGTTTATCCGGTTAGCGGAGGGTGTAAACGTCTCTGGGCTCCAAATATACTACGAATATGGACATGCAGACGATGGAACCGTCACTGACGGACACTGGAAGACGCAGCTGGTGAAGAATGACGGCCATGCACACTGGAAGGGGGCCATTCACGAGGATTTGTTGCAGAAACGACAGGTGTTGTGGTCACAAATCCCACGAGAGGAGATGTTGCGGGTTCACACCGCCAAAAAAGACGATAATATCGCTCACCATGAGCGGAACCTACGCATCTTGGAGAAAGAACAGGCACGTGACCCAGAAGAACCTCGTACCTACATTTATTTGGGACGTAGCTACATAGCAACAGAGCAATTTGAGAAGGCTTTAGAGGCCCTATCTACCTTTGTAATGCTCTCGGGGTGGGATGAGGAGCGGTATGAGGCTAAATGTCTCATGGGAGAGGTGTATGAACGCCTAAATGACAGCAAAAACGCCCTCGCAGCATACAACGATGCTCTTTTAGAGGACGAACAGTGCCCAAAGGCGCATGTATTGAAGGCACGAGTCTATATATCGCAAGAGAAGTACCGTCAGGCACTCACGTCACTGGAAATAGCGCAGCAAATCCGTGACCCGAAGCCAGGAATCATGCAGTTGCCGACCCTTATGGGACGAGACATGTATGGAATGGCTGCAATCTGTCATTTGCACCTTGGAGATTACGATGAAGCCCTTAGAATTGCTAAGATAGCGCAAAAACATGACCCAAGGGGGGAACATAGCCGGGAATTAGTAAAAATATGTCAGCAGATGAACGATGACGAGCAACTGACCTTGCAGTTCATTACTTTGCTCAAATGGTTCGAGCAGAAGGACGCAGAGAAGGTGCCGCACCTTGTAAGTGCACTGCCAGACTCCATAAAAGACGACCCACGGCTCCAAAGGTTCTACATGAAACCTCAGGAGTGGAGTGACAACAGTGTGACGATATTCTGTGGTATCAGTGCTGAGACTTGGCTACCGGGGAGTGAGAATTCTAAGGGCATAGGTGGGTCGGAGACCGCTGTCATTGAGTTGGCGAAGCGTCTGGTGAAAATGGGGCGTGAAGTGACTGTTTACAACGACTGTGCAGTCGGTCCAGAGGGAGTGGTGGTGGATGGAGTTCGCTACATGAACCACTGGCAGTTCAACAAGGATGACAAGTTTAACGTCCTCTGGATATGGCGTATGCCAGCTGTTCTCGACCTCAACGTAGAGGCAAAACAGATAGTGCTCGACATGCACGACGTGAGTTCCGCCGATGAGTTCACACCAGAGCGCGTGGAGAAGGTAGACAAGATATTCGTGAAGACGGACTATCACCGCACTCTCTACCCGGATGTGCCGGACGAGAAGTTCGTCATTGTAGGGAACGGGATAGACCTAGACCGCTTCAACCAGAAAGTAGAGCGTAACCCGCACAAGATTATCTATAGTTCAACCCCGAACCGTGGATTGGAGAATATCCTTGATATGTGGCCGCAGATTAAGGAGGGAGTGCCAGACGCAGAGCTGCATATCTTCTATGGGTGGAATACGTTTTACGAACTGGAGAAAGACAACCCCGTGCAGATGGAGTGGATGCAAACGATGAAGAAAAAGATGAACCAGCCGGACATTTACAACCATGGGCGTGTTGGACAGAAGGAATTGGCGAAAGAGATGCTGTCTAGCGGCTTCTGGCTGTATCCTACGGAGTTCCCAGAGATACACTGCATTACGGCGTGTGAGATGCAGGCAGCGGGTGTGTACCCGATGACAACCGGCTTCGCAGCACTCGCCGAGACGCAGAAGGTCGGCTACACCCAGATTGGAGACCCCAAGGATGAGAAATGGCGCAAGAAGTATGTGGAAACAGTGGTAGAGCGTATGAATGAAGGGGTAGACCACGAAGCAACCAAAGAAGCAGCAAGAGACTTCTCGTGGGACGATGTAGCTAAAGTTTGGCACCATGAACTACGATAGCCCCACGCAAGAGGAAGACTTGAAACTTAGCTAGTAATGTATAATTGACCTATGGATCGCATTGAACCTGAACAGCCTCAGCAAGAGGCCAGTTACAACGAGGAGGGGAGCATACAACAACAACGCAACATGAACTTCCTGGCTCTCAAGGGTTATTTTGGCAAAGAGAACATCTCTGCCAAAGAGGAAGATCAGTTGAACACTATCTACGACCTCGTGACCGGCGGTGACATGCGCGAAATGGGGGGAGTGCTCCTTTTCTTGCGATCCGTAGAAAATAAGCTTGGGGTTGCACCTCTCGGGGAGTCACGTATCTCACAAGTGTATAATTACCTAACAGTTCTGGGCTCGATTCAGGACTTAACCGCAGAGAAGGCGGCACTAGAGCAATGAGTAAAGACCACGGACATTACACCAACGAGTTAGAGCATGACGCGGAGTTCCGTGTTAAGAAAGTATCTAACTACGTTTCAGACGGAGATGGAAACCTTGTCCGAGAGATGACAGGGGATTTACTGACCTATGTTGCAGTAAACTCGTCAGACAACCTCGTTTCATATCTAGGCCGCGCAGCGCCCGGAACAGCTACCTCGGCTGCAAGTTGGCAGATACGAAAGATAGACGAGAACAGTGGCACAATCATCACCTACGCAGATGGTGACGCTGATTTTGATAATGTCTGGGACAACAGAGAGTCACTTTCTTACAGCTAGGCTTATGCACGAATGCACACATTGCAAATTAAATAAGCCAACTAGGGAGTACCTTAAGGATACTAGGTATACAAACGGTCATCGGAACACCTGTAATAGGTGCCGTACTAAGCAGGTTTTGAATTGTCAGCGCAAGAAGAAATATGGGATGGGTACGGTAGAATATGAGGAGTTTTTTAAGAAACACAACCACTCCTGTGATGTTTGTGGGGCTGAGGATAGGCTTGGTGTAGACCATTGTCATACTTCTGGCGCAGCTCGTGGTTTGTTGTGCTCGCGTTGCAATACAGCTTTGGGAATGGTCAATGATGACATCGAAGTTTTAGAAGGATTAGTCGGCTATCTAAGTTACTCATAGTATGGCGCTGCAAGAGGTCAACAGCACCACCTATAAGGTAGACAAAGTTACAGACGCAGCCCGCAAGGTTGAGGTTGAAATTGGTGACGCATTACAGCCTGATTTTAAGCCACAAATAAAGACCAAACACTGGGACAA